GACTTTAGAAGATTGGGCAAAATTTGATATTAACAATAGAACTAAATTTGATGCAAGTATTTCATCAGGTTTAGCTATAATGGCAACACAAAAACACCTGTATACAACTGAGAAAAAAGTTTCAAAAATAAAGGTTAACTTTGCAAGGTATAGTAATAAGGGTACACAAAGCGAAATTATTAGATGAAGAAAGTAGACATAAACATACAATCTGCAGGATTCCCTAGTCAATTTGTTTCGGATAGTGAAAAAGCTACTGAAGAGTTCGGTTTACAAATCGGACAAGCCATCCAATATGAGTGGTTCAAAAAAGATAGTGGGAGTTGTAGGTTTTACAATCAATGGGCAGACTTCCATAGATTGCGTTTGTACGCAAGAGGAGAACAGTCTGTAGGAAAATACAAAAATGAGTTAGCAGTAGACGGAGATTTATCTTATCTAAATTTAGATTGGACCCCTGTTCCTGTACTTCCTAAATTTGTGGATATCGTAGTTAACGGTATGCAAGGAAGAGAATTTGTTCCAAAAGCTTTTGCACAGGATGCAATGTCTCAATCAAAGAGAAGTAAGTATCAGCAGATGGTTGAAGGACAAATGGTAGCTAAACCTTTGTTAGACATTATACAAAAAAAGACAGGGGTTAATCCTTTTACTGTTGAGCCTGAAGAATTACCAAAAACAGATGAAGAACTTAAGTTGTATATGCAACTTAACTATAAACCTGCAATTGAAATTGCAGAAGAAGAAGCTATTAGTACTTTATTTGAAGCTAATAAATATGATGATATTCGTAAACGATTAGATTACGATATGACTGTCTTAGGAATAGCCGTGGCTAAACACGAATTCTTAATGGGCGATGGTGTAAAAATTAATTATGTAGACCCTGCAAATGTGGTGTACAGTTATACAGAAGACCCAAACTTTAAAGATTGTTTTTATTGGGGTGAAATTAAAACACTTCCGTTAACAGAATTATTAAAGATAGACCAATCATTAACTACAGAAGACTTAGAAGAAATATCTCTATCGGCACAAAGTTGGTATGATTATTATAATACTGCACAGATGCAGCAGAATGATATTTTCTACAGAGATACTGCAACTTTAATGTACTTTAATTATAAGACAACTAAGAAAGTTGTTTACAAAAGAAAAGTTCAGGACAATGGTAATGTAAAAATGGTAGAGAAAGATGATTCTTTTAATCCACCTGATACAATACAGGAGAGTGGAAACTTTACAATGGTTTCTAAAACTATTGATGTGTGGTATGAAGGAGTTATGGTTATGGGTACTAACATTATGCTTCAATGGAAGTTAATGGAAAATATGGTTAGACCACAATCAGCTAGTCAGTATGCAATACCAAACTATGTTGCAGCAGCACCAAGAATGTATAAAGGTTCTATCGAATCTTTAGTTAGACGTATGATACCATTTGCTGATTTAATTCAGATTACTCATTTGAAGTTACAACAAGTAATTTCTAGAGTTGTACCGGATGGTGTATTTATAGATGCCGATGGTCTTAATGAAGTAGACTTAGGTACGGGTAATGCTTACAATCCTGAAGATGCATTAAGAATGTATTTTCAAACAGGTAGTGTTATTGGTAGAAGTTATACTCAAGATGGTGATTACAATCAAGCTAAGGTTCCAATTAAAGAACTTGTGTCTTCATCAGGTGCTTCTAAAACTCAAATGCTATTAACGAACTATAACCATTATCTAAATCAGATAAGAACGGTTACAGGATTAAACGAAGCAAGAGATGCAAGTATGCCTGACCCTAATGGTTTAGTAGGCTTACAAAAAATGGCAGCATTAAATTCAAACGTAGCAACAAGACATATTCTTGACGCAAGTTTATATATCTATAGAACTTTAGCTGAAGCTATTACTTATAGAGTTGCTGATATTTTACAATACGCTGACTTTAAAGATGAGTTTATAAATCAAATTGGTAAATACAATGTATCTATCCTTGGCGATATTAATGAACTATATATTTACGACTTCGGAATATTTATTGAATTATCACCTGATGAAGAACAGAGAGCACAACTTGAACAAAACATTCAAATGGCTTTATCTAAAGGAGATATTAATTTAGAAGATGCAATAGACATTAGAGAACTTAAAAATATAAAACTTGCTAATCAACTTCTAAAAATGAAGAGAGTTAGTAAGCAAGATAAAGAACAGAAGATGGCTATGCAGCAGCAACAAATGCAAGCACAATCACAACAACAAGCGATTCAGGCTCAAGCAATGGCAGCACAACAACAACTTCAAATGGAAACCCAAGCTAAATTACAATATAGACAGGGTGATATTTCTTTTGAAATTGAGAAAATGAAACAAGAAGCAATGTTGAAATCTCAATTAATGCGAGAAGAGTTTGATTTGAATATTCAGTTGCGAGCAATGGATGCACAACAATTGCAAGGTAGAGAAGACCAAAGAGAAAAAGCTAAATCATCACGAATCTCTCAGCAGTCTTCTGACCAATCACAGTTAATAAATCAACGTAAAAATAATTTACCTCCAAAGAATTTTGAATCTAACGAGGATAGCTTAGATGGTTTTGATATGGCAGAGTTTAATCCAAGATAACCGTCTAAATTATTATTATTTTTTGTTTAACTTTGTATAAAATCTAAATCTAATATAATATGGAAATTAAAGTAAAAGCAGTTGACTCAACTGAGGAGAAGTCTTCTCAGCAAATAGAGCAAGAACTACTTACAAAACACGAGGAGCAATTCTCTGACGTAAAAGAAACAACTGAAGTGGAAACACCTAAAGTTGAAGTAAACGAAAATACAACTGAGGAAGCGATTCCAAAAGTTGAACAAGATATAGAAACTCAATCTTCAGAGTTAACAGAAGATGACGTTCTTAAATTTATTGGTAAAAGATATGGGAAAGAAATAAATTCATTAGATGAGTTTAATTCAACTAGGGAAGAGAATGAACCCCTCCCCGAAGATGTATCCAAATATCTAAAATACAAAAAAGAAACAGGTCGTGGAATCAAGGACTTCTATGAATTACAGAAGAACTATGATGAAATCGAACCTGACAAATTGTTAACTGATTATCTTACTGCAACCGAAAAAGGGTTGGACGCTGATGACATACAAGACTTAATGGAAGATTATTCTTTCGATGAAGACTTAGATGATGAAAAGCAAATTAGGAAAATCAAATTAGCAAAGAAAAAAATTATTGCGAAAGCTAAAGATTATTTTGCAGACCAACAGGAAAAGTATAAAGTCCCTCTAGAGTCTAGGGGTCCTGACAATTCTGATGCTGCAATAGATGAAGAGCAAAAACAATATATAGCCAACGCTAAGACGGCAGAGGAATCTCAAAAAAGAGCAAGAGAGGTTTATCTAGAGAAAACAACTGAAGTGTTTAGTGAATTCAAAGGTTTTGAGTTCGATTTAGACGGCACTACAGTAACGTATTCACCCGGTGATGCTTCAGAGTTATTAAAGACTCATTCCAATCCTATTGATTTCTCAAAGAAATTTGTAGGTGAAGATGGTTTTTTAAACGATGCAGCAGGATATCACAAATCTTTATCAATGGCAATGCATCCTGACAAGTTTGCAAGTTTCTTTTATGAGCAAGGTAAATCTGCTGCAGCAGATGAGTCAATGAGGAAAATGAAAAATGTCAATATGACAACTCGTAACGCTCCTGAAACTTCGTCAACAAAATCCGGTTTGCAAATTAAATCTGTAACTCCCGACCACGGTAGAGGGTTAAAGATTAAAAGTAGAAAATAATTAGTATAAATTTAAAAAATTAAAACAAAATGAGTGTATCAAATATACCCGGTTTTGACTTACAACCAAGTGCTCAAAGAGTACCGGTAAGGTCTAACTACATTACAAACTTTGATTTCTTGAATCAGTATCTACCGGATACTTATGAAAAGGAATTTGAAAGATATGGAAACAGAACTATCTCTTCTTTCTTAAGAATGGTTGGTGCTGAAATGCCATCTAACTCGGATTTAATCAAATGGGCAGAACAAGGACGTTTACATACTAAGTATGTTAACTGTACAACTGCAGTAGCTGCAGGAGTAGATATTGCTGACTTTGAGATTAACGATGATTTGAACCCGGCTTTCGTAAATGAAGCTACAGGTTCTATCGCAGTTCGTGTTGGTCAAACAATTATGATTACTAAGAACAATGGTGGAGGTAGTGTTAAAGCTATCGTAACTGCAGTAGACTATGCTACAAGAATTATATCAGTTGCATTTTATAATGCAGGTGGTTTAACAACTGTTGCAGGAGATGTTTACTCTATGTTTATCTATGGTTCTGCTTCCCTC